TGTTGCAGAAAGAATCTTTCCTTCTGCATCTTGCTCAACTGCAAGATATTCCTCGGTATCCTGCAAAAAGAAAATGTCAAGAAGTTCTTTGAGATTAGTATCGTCAAGAACACCTATCTTTTCATGCAAAGCAGCTACATCTGATTGAAGCTGAGAGACAACTTGCTTTAAGGCATTAACTGCATGGATTTCGCCAATAATTTGTCCGTCTCTTCTGATACCAAGGAGCATATGATTATCAGCATCAAGCCAAACAGCGAAGAACTCTTCATTCTGCTCAACGTGATACATTTCATTGAGAGGGAAATATGGCTTTCCAGTTGCTCTGTAGATACCAAAGAGATGTCTATCCTCGGAATCTACTACTGCCATGATAAACTCCTCATTTTCAATTACTCTGAATGGAGTATCTTGAACATTTCCTTCCTCATCCTTGATGGCTACCTTATCCGATAAGCCGCTGAGTTTAGAATCCTGCTGCTCTGCAATCTCCGCAAGACCAGCGAGAGCACCGCCTACTCTCTCGGCTGTGTTCTCGCCCACCTGCGTAGCGTTCTTGACCGCTGCCGCCTGCTGTTTAATTTCGTTTATTGTTGCCATATATTAATCTCCTATTGCGTGTATGTGTGCTCTCGTTCCTCGCTGTGGCTTCACTTCCCCTTTCGGGGTGAATGTCTTGAGGTATTCAAGGGCATCTGATAAATATCTTTCTGCCATATCCATGATGTCGTTGTATTGCTTGTTGCTCGAAACGTCTTGAACATGGTCTGAATAATCGTCTCTGTGACGCATTCCACCTGCTCGGCTTATAATTGTGCCATCAGCACGAAAAAGTCTCGCATACGTGAAATAAGCGAGTGCTTTGCGTATTCCGCTGGTGTATTTCTGCACCTTGGTTTCGTCTTGGCTGCAATCGCCATCCTTCTTTGTGGTGTATTCGCCACCGTCAAGGAAGACCGCAGGCTGAAAATCGGGCAATACTGAATCGCTCCACTCTCCCTGCTCGGTCGCTGCCTTGAACCGCTCATACCCAATGGCTGGTATGATGTTCGCATCTTCGCATTCCCGAATGTATGCGTTCACTTCATCCTCATCTAGGTGTGTGCTGGTCGGTCGTGCCAGTTCTCGGAACTGATCAACCGTGATAAGTTGTTTTCTTTCTCCCATAGGCTCAATCAATTAGTCTATCGTGTTGTTCCCTGCCACCTCGCTGCTGATATACTTTAGCGGCTGTAGCTTGGGGTCTAGGTTTTGAATGGCTGGGTCGTGCCAGTTCTTGAAAATCTTCTTGAAGGCTCGCTCGATGAAACGCTGCTCGGTTGTCACTTCGCCTGCATAGTATTCGTAAGCGTCCTGCATAACTTGTCCGCTGAATCCAAGCTTACCAATACGGATGGAGTAGAAGAGTTCTTGATGGAACTGTGCGTAGATGCGCTCGATAACGCTGCTGTCGGTCACGGAAAACTCCTTGTCGAAGTTTTTTGTAGGGAAAGCCACAACCTTTGGTTCGTCTTCCTCGTTCTCCACCTCAACCGCGAGAATCTTCGCTGTGTTCTCGTCCCCTTGGAACTGCAAAAGGTCTTCATCGGAAATCATTTGTCCGCTCTCCACCTCTTCGCCTTCCTCGTTAAACTTCGGAACGCCCTTCTTGGTTACGAGCATACACGATACGAGGAAGTTGTTGCGGACGTTTCTCATCTTTACGTTTCCCAGTCCCTCATCGGTCGAAATCTCCGTGATGGCTGAATCGTAGCTGGCTGTAGGATAAATAAACTGTCCGTCTAGGCTCTGCCATAGAATCTGCCCCTTGTAGCTGTCGATGCCGCCAGCGTTCTCAATCTGTTCAAGAACGATGTCGGGGTCGGGGTTGAAGACGTTGATGCGCTCGATAGTCTTCTCGTTCACCATCAACCGCTTTCCGTTCCTCGTTTTCTTCTGTTCCCAGTCGGGATGCAACAAGACGTGCGCCACGTTCCCCTTGTCGTCCGTCTCTTCCAGTCGGCAATTCTCAAAGGGTACGTGGCTCACGCTCGACACCTGCCCTAGAACGTTGTAGTTTACATGAAGGGCAAAGCCTCCAAAGCGTGCGAGGTCTTGCGCTACGTTCCGCAGTAAATCGTCTGCCGTGTCCCCTTGCTGGTTCATCGCTAACGCTGCGATAACATCGCTATCGAAGCCGTAGCCCTCAATGAATCGGGCGTAGCGGTTAAGGCACAGCATTGCCGTTCCGCTTGCTTCCGTGATGCGTGCGAGGTTCTGCGGATATAGATTATCATATCCGTATGCCTGCATCTTGAATCGGCTGACATAGCTAACATCAACCCTTCGCTTTGGCTTTTTAACTGTCTTGACGTTCATATTGCTTGTGTCGTTTTACTTGTTGTTTTGTCACTCTTCCTTGCCTGCTTTCTCGGCTTGGTCGAGGTCTTTTTTCTTGTCGCTGCCTGCTGCTTTTTCGGCAGGATCTTTCCCGGTTGTATCATCTGCACCGCTGTCGCTGCCTGCTGGCTGCTGTTTGTTCTCGATGAGTTCCTCGCTGGGTATCTTCTGAAAGTAGCTCTCCATGTGTGGGTACTTCGTCAGATATTCGTGCGCTACCTTGTCGGTCAGGTTCTCGTTCGTGAAAATCTTACCCCTATAGAAGTCCGGGCAGGAAATGATGAAACCCGCCTTCATAGCGTAATTACATGTTTTTGGCATTGCCTTTTCTTTTTTGAGTTTTAGATAAATTTCAATCAAAGCATCGTGGTAACACTGCTGGCAGGTTGTCGGAACAAAACGCTTGCGTGTCACCTCGAAATATAGAGTTTCAATAACTGCCTTGTCGGTTGCATCAAATGGACTGTCGAAACGTGCCTTCAACTCCCCGACCTTTGCTGTTGCTTCCTCGTAGGTCATGGCTTAACCTCCTACGGCTGCTGTTGTCAGACTGGCGTACTTGGCTGCCGTGGTCTCGCTGTCTGTGTCGAAGAAGAAATAAGCTGCCTTTGGTACGCTCTCCTCTTCAAGCGTGATAAGCCAACCACCCTCGGTGTCGTCTGAGTACTTGTCGTTCTCGCCAGCACTTGCCTTCAGTGCCTGCGCATATCCGAATACCTGGTACTCTGCACTTCCGTCCGCTCCCTTTGAAAGGTTGCGCAGGATGATAACATACTTTCCGTTCGCTAAGCCGTCAATGATATTTGCGCAAACTTCGGGTGTGTTCGCCAGCACCACGATTGCCACGGTGTTCTTCCAGCTGTTGCGGTACGTACCAACGGTCAGTTCGGTCTTGGTTCCAGTGAATGGCTTGCTGCCTTCCTGCCGGATGGCGTATGCTTTCTTGCCAGTCTTCAAGACCAATGTTTTAATTGTATTGCCTTCGACAACGGACTTGGTGAAGTCGATGTCGTCTCGGTTGATGATAAGTCCATCGCCCTCCAGTCCCTTTGTTACTTGGTCTTCGCAAGGGATGATGATGTCCTGGGCGATAAGGCTCTCGCAAGTTGTTGTCATATTAATTCGTTTTTAATTGTTATATCCCCAACACCGTTTTGTGGGTGTTGAGGACTGTCAAAAATAACTTAATACTAAACTGAAAATTAGGAGCGATTAGTAAGCTGCATGGATCATGTCCTCTTCGAGGAGAGCCGTGCCAATCTTACCGGTAGCATAGAGATAGTTCCTGCGCTCCTTCTGGTCGAACCAGATGTCGAGGTCACTGATGAGTGCATCGGCATCAGTGCCCACCATAAGGTGCTTAGGGTTGCAGAAGACCGCACGATGTGGAAGGTTGATTGTCGTCTCGCCCTTCTCGTATGCGTTAATCATTCTATCCCAGATGCCGACACGAGCAATCTTCACTCCGTTGTAGGTCGCTACATCGAAGCCATCGAACACCTTCTCCCACGGCATAATGTCGTGGTACGTCTGCTTGATGTCGTAGGTCAATGCGTCTGCAAGCGAACGTGTCATGAGCAACACTGCATCGCTATCGTCAATGATACGTGTGTCTACGTCCATCAAGATTGCGTCTACGACTGCTGTAGCTGCACCCTTCTTGCGCAATGCTGAAACCTGCGCTGCTGCTGTGGTCTCGCTGTTGGCTGCGATGGTGGTATGGTTCTTTGTCGCTGTGGCTGTAAAGATGCGCTTGAACAGACCATCACAAACGTTGAACATGCTAACGTCCGACCCTGCTGTCAGCTTGCCGCCACCTGCACCTGCCAATGCTGCCGCCTTGTCGCCAAACCAGCCGAAACGCCAAATCATCTGCTGCATGGCTCGCTGGAGTGCATCGGTGTAGATGGTCATGAAGTCTGTGCTGGTAAGGTCGCCAATGGCTGTTCCAGTCTTAAGGCTGTATTCTGCGATTGAACCCTTCAATGCTTCGTAGCAAATCTTGATAGGAATCTCCCACTGCCCGAGTTCCCAACGCTTCTGAGAGTTGGCGATACCCTTCTCTTCGTAGGTAGGGTCGCAACCGCCACCCTTCTTGCCGACCATTTCCATCTCACCGATAAGTGCGATTGGATCATCGTTCTTGACCTTCATGATGTTCACGAATGAAGAAAAATCCTCATCTTGGTAGAAGGTTTCCTGCACGGCATCCTTGATGCTTGCGAGGTTTTCTGGCTCGAGTTTAAGGTTCTCAAGCTGCTTTTTTGTAAATCCTGCCATTATTTTCTTCTGATTTAATGGGTTAATACTTTGTTACTTCTTGCCCTTTTTGTGGAGCTTGGCAAGTCTCTCCTTGATAGCGTTCTTGCCTTCCTCGACAGCGTTCACGTTGTCGCCTGCGCCCTTGCCGCTTGGCTGTCGCTGTGCTGGCTGGTAGTGGCTGCTGTAGCCTGCCAACACCTTCTCAGCACCGCCTGCCATCTTCACGGCATTCAGGATGCGCATGTCTTCCTTGCTCTTTGCGAGTTTCTGTGCGCTTGCCAGCTGTGCCTTGGTGTCGTTCAACTGCTGTTTGAGTGCTGCTACCTGCTGCTGCAACTTGGCTACGGTGTCGTTGTCGGTGCTTGATGCGCTGCCGCCCTCACCGCCCTCACCGCCTTCATTGTCGGTGTTGTCTGCGGTCTGAATGTCGGTAATAACACCGTCCTCGACAACGATTGTCTTGCCGTCCGGCATCTCAAACGTTCCGTCAGGACTTGCCTTGTCGCCTACTTGTGGATCTCCCTCTTCACGTTCCACGGTCAGTGTCTGTCCGTCTGCTGTGTTGAGTTCCATCGCCTTTGGCTCTGCCTTGGCTTGTGGCTCTGCCACCGCCTGCTCTGCTTCCTCCAGTGTCTTCACGCCCAACTTGGCGAGAATCTTGTCGAGGAGAGAAGCCTTTACTTCTGTTTTCTTCTCCATTGCTTTTGGATTTTGTTGTTTTGAATTAATAAAATTTTCGATATTGCGTTTCGATGCGCTTGCGCTGATTGGTGCAACGGTGCTGCTGATAAGACCTAGGCGCAAAGCCTCGCTGGTGCTGATGAAGATGTCCTTATCCATCAAGGCTTGAATCTCTTCCCGGTCGCACTCGCACCGCTCTACGTATGCGTCCACCATCTTATCCTGCCACATCTGCATTTCCTCGCTCTGGTTCTTCAAGTCCTTTGCGTTCAGCTGGTCGCCCAAACACCAGCCAGGAACCCACGGATTGTGCAGGAGGAAAGCTGCGTTCTCGTATGCCTTGCGGCTCTCTTTCGGTGCTGCAAGCATGATGATTGTTGCCATTGACGCTGCCTTGCCCTCAACGGTGCAGGAAATCTTCTTTCCGCTCTGTCGCAGTCGGTCGTAAATCGCCCAGCCTTCAACTACAGAACCGCCATTGCAGAAGATACGCATGTCGATGGTATCATCGTCTTTCGGTATGCTTGCCGCAAAAGCATCTATATCCTGAAAGCATACGCAATCGCCTCCCCACCATTGATACCAAAACTTGTTGTCTTGGCTGTCGATGTCGTTGTATATTCTGAGTTTTGCCATTGAATCGTGATTTTAAGTTTTAAAACGCTGCAAAGATACGACATTTTCCGATATGTTTATCTCGTAAGCAGTTAATTTTTCTAAACAAGCCAAAATTTTGCGTTCTAAGCGGCTTTTGTTGCCTTGGGTGTGTAACTTTACCACCTTTAAGCGAAAACCGCTCAGAACGCGAATCTTGATGAAATAACTGCACTTTAAATCCTGCCGATATTCTCTATCGTCTGCACTCTACGCTGGGTGCGGTTTATCTCCTCCACGCTCACTACTGGCTGAGGAGCCATCTGATACCCTCTTGCTACAGCTGCCGCCAGCATATCCATGCCGATGTTGCTGCCTCCGTTGTTTACTACGATAGGCACGCCACCGCCCAGTTGGTTAAATGCCGAGAGGATAGGACTGAACATTGAAGTCGCCTTGGCTGTCATTACGCTCTCGCCATTTGAGAGCCTTGCCGGGACGCTGTCGCTAGTTCCGGTTCCAGAGCCTTGGACGTAGCCACCAGTGGAGAAGCCCTTGACTGCTGCCTTGGCTGCTGCAAACGCTGCCTTGATTAAAGCAAGTTTGGCTGCTGCACTTGCAACTCCTGCCCATCCGCCATAAAGAATACTATCTGCAAGAATAGCTGCATAGGTCGCAGTTATCTGCTTCTCTATCGCATCTAGATAGGTTGTCAGCATGGTTTTGAGGAAATTATGGAACGTAAGATCCTGGCTCTCGAAAAACGAAGATAAACCATCACCGATTGCCCCGATATAATCGGCTATCATTTGGTTCTGCTCTTGAAGTTTCTGTTGCTTGTTCTTGTTTTCGTCAGCTTGCAACTGCAAAGTCGTATCGTGCAGTTCCTGCTGTAGCTGCTTCTGCGCTTCAACATTCTCTTGTGTCGTTGCTAGCTTCTGCTCTAGGAAAGCCTTGTATCTCTCCAGCTTGGCTGTATCGTCTTCCTCTCCAGTGCCACCGTTCATGATGTCCGCATCCTTGCGTGCCTTCTCTGCTTCCTCGAACTCCTTGTTGATTTCGTCCACAATCTCCTTCGCTTGGTTCTTCAAGTCCGCTTTCGCCTTTATCATGATGTCGAGCAGTTTTGCCTGCATTTCCTGCGCTTTTTCCGCTCCGATTTGCCCTGCCGCCACGTATGCGTCAATGCTTCGTGCCACCATGTCCTTCTCCAGCTGTTCGAGGTCGTTGCTGTAGTCTCGCTCGTTGCCGTACATACCAGCGAGGTATCGCTTCTTTGCGTCCATTACTTGCTCGTTGTACTGGAACTGGATAAGAGCAATCTGTGCCTGCAATTCCTTTTCCTGCTTCTTCCTGCGCTCTGCTTCTGCCTTGGCTTCCGCTTCCTCCTTGGCTTTCTGTGCCTTAGTCTTGGCTGTGCTGCCCTTGGCTGGTGTCGTTCCCTTGTTTCCGTTCACTGGCTCGCTGCTGGTCGCTCCACCGTCCACATTTGCTAGCTTTAGGTGCTGCAATCTTCCGTTCACTGCGTTCTCGTATCCGTCAGCGAATGCGTTTCCGAAGTCTGCGCCAGTCTGCTTTATATCCTTCCATCCTTCCTTGATAAACTTGGAAAGGTCGAATATCTCCTTGAATCCCTGCTGTGCCTTGGAAAGGTCGAAAGTTACGATACCCTCCAATATATCAAGTGCACCCTTTAGGCTTCTGCCAACTTGCTTCATTGCATCGATGATAAGGTTTGCCACGCCCTTGACTGCCGACCAAACGCCACGGAAAGCCGCCCCCAATGTCTGAATAACTCCACGCAAAAGAAGGCTCTCATTGTACCAGTCGATGAAGTAGTTGATGGTATTGAATAACCCCTTCATTATCTGAACGAGAACCTTCGTGCCGAACATCTTGCCCTTCTCGATCATCTCCTCGAATCCATGCTGGCTCATATCGAACATAGATGAAAGGTAGGTGTTGAGTTCCTTGTGCAGCTTGATGTTCTCCAACTGTGTCTCTCCCCACTCTCCGGTCTGCTTTTTCACCTCTTCGATGTCGGTTGTCATCGTGTCGAGCTGTTCGATGAGCTGGATGCCTGCTGCCGCTCCCTGCTTACCGAAGACGTTTTTCAGAACATCGCCCACCTGCTGGCTGTCCGCTCCAAAGTTCTTCATCTTCGTGCTGACCTCTTGGATAACATCGAAGGTGCTCTTTGTGCCGTTGGCTAGGTCTTTCTGCACTTGCTTGCTTGAAATACCGATAGCATCAAGGCTGGAAGCCGTGCCGCTGCTCATCTCACGAATTTTCTTGCTCGCCATATCGATGATGTCAAGACCCTTGTCGCTGAAGATGCCGCTTCGGGTCTGCTGCAATATCGCCACAAGCTGGTCTGCACCGATACCTGCATCGTGGAATGTAGGCGCATATTGCTGTATCTTGTTGAGCATATCGCCCGATAGGTCTGCACCGCTTGCAAAGCCATCGTTGATAACCTTCATCGCTTCCTCGCCCGATAGGTGATAGTTAGCCATGAGATTGTCAGCTGTGGCGAGCACGTCATTGAAATCCTTTCCCATCGAATCGGCTGTGGCTGCGATGCTGTTCCTCATCGTCTCCAAAGCTTCCCCGGTATACCCGGTAAATTCCTTCGTCAGTCGTGTGGCTTCCATGATTCCCTTGTTGTAGTCAAACCACCACTTGAAGGCCATTCCTGCGCCTGCAACTCCTGCCAGTCCAAGGAACACTGGGTTCGTTGCCAGTCCTATAAGGGTTGAGCCAAAAGCCTTGATGTTAGGGATGATGTCCTTAACGTTCTTTCCGAGGTTCACTACGGTGTTTGCAAAGCCGTTGATGCCTTCGCCAACACCTCCACCTCCACCCATATGAACTACATGCTGAAGGTCGGCTGCAAGGTCAAGCATGGAGTTGTAGTAATTTCCTACATTACGGTAGTATCGCTGCGTCTGTTCCTCTGCAAGTTTCAGCTTTTCCGTTATCTCGTTGATGTGCTTGGCTAGTGCCTGCCCCTTCGCTCCCTCACGCTCTGCCTTCGCCATTTCATCGTATTTCTTGGTGGCATTGGATAGCTGGGCACGCAACTGCTTCAAACTGCCCTCCTGCTCGTTCTCTGTGCGCACGTTGTTCTGGATCTCCTTCTGCAAGGCTCGCACGTTGTACTGGTACTCCTTGATGGTTGCGTTGATGGCTTCCGTCTGCACCTTCATTTCGTTGGTCGTGATGGTCTTGTCTTTTTCCTGCTGCTGCAAGTCCTTGATGCTTGCCTTTAGCTGGTCTATCTTCTCTTTGTATCTGATGATGCCATAGATTGCATCCTCGTACTTGACCTTGATGTCAAGAATCTGCTGTTTGTCTTCACTTACCATAGTTCGTTCTTTTTAGTTGTTCAACTCTATCATTGTAACCTCGCAATATCCGCTGTTTGTTGTCTTGATTTCTAAAACAGCAAAATACGCTCCGTACTGGGCAAGGTACACTGGCTTCGTTTCGTCAAAGTTCAGTATCTCCAAATCGGAAAGACTGAAACGCTCCACAATGTGGTGTGGGTTCGCTACCGTCTTTCTCAACTTTTCCAGCTTGTTGTCGAAGATGTCCTGAAGGTCGATGTTGAAAGCCAATTCCGCATAGCCGGCATCGTTCTTCGTCAGGTTCACTATTCGGTCTTTACATGCCTTGTATTTGGTGGCAGTCAGTGTCGTCCATACTGTGTGGTTTTCACTATTTCCGAAATATGATGTTCTTTCTTCCCAATCGTATATCGGTATGCGGTTTCCGTCCGTGGCTGCAAATGGTAGCGTACAGACGTCTTGCGTATACTCCAGCGTCTTGTTGTCTATAGTCATATCCGCATCGTGCTGCTGGTATACGGTGTCGTCTTCCTTCCACTTATAGATATTGTGCTGGCAGTAGTCCTCAACACTGAAATCGGTCTGCCTTGGATGGTTGCTGGCTTCGCTCGGGATGAGCTTCTTCGTCCAGTCCACCGCTTGCGCCTTGGCTTTCCAAAGGTTCACGATGTCTGCAAACGTAAGTGTTCCACCGATAAACCGCTGGCTTGGAAACGTTGATGTCAGAATGCAGATACACTTCAAGAAATCCGTTACCTTGATGTCGGGAAGGTTCTTTCCGATGGGGAAATTACCTCCGTAGGGTACTTCATCGCTCTGCTTGATGCTGGCAGTCAACCGTCCGTTGTAACACTTCAATCCAATTAATGCCTGGTTTTTCGGGTGCTTCATTTCGAAGGTTACGATGTCGCCCTCTTCCAAATCTATCTCCCCGCGTCCTGCTACAAGGTGTATGAATCTGCCGTTTACCTTATCCGATTCATAATCGGTCACATATTTTCTAGAAGTCTCATCCTGCTGCAACCCTGCAATATATGGAGTTTCCGTCCAAGTTCCGTCATCGTTCTTGTGCTTGACCTTCATTTCTATGTAATTCGGTGGATACGAGTAGAATGCCTGCCACTCAGTACTCCCCTCTCCAAAACTCCATGATTTGTGCCCACTAGGTGTAACCTTCGATGCGTTCCACGACCAGTTCATCTGAACATCAAAAATCATCTTGCAGGCAATCTTAACATTCAGCTGGCTGTATCTGTGCCCAATCTCCAGCCCATCGAATACCTCCGATAGGCTCGTTGGTTGGAAGTCGAGAATACCGAGACTATCTGTTTGGAAAAATGTGCCCTCAAAGCTGCCTACAACCGTCTGCGCATCTGCCTTCCTTGTAATCAAAGGTACAGCAAGTCCCTTTATGATTTCTTTCGCTTGATTGCTCCAGCCGAATGCCACACCAGTCTGTGCCGTAATTAGGTCTAGGATATACTTAGCCGTAACGCTTGGCTGGATTGTTCCATTGCTCCAGGAACTACCATAAGAGCCACCTCCACCAAAAGAGCCGCTTCTTTCAAACGTGCCACTGCTCGCTCTCGCATTGTTCTCGGTCTCGCTTTTACTCTTAACAAGAATAGTAGTGCCAGTGCTGTATGCTTTGATGGCGTTGATGATAAGCCATTCCGCTGTTGCTGGTGCTTGCAGGTCTACATCGATAGGCATGCTCTCGCTCGTATATTTAACGCTGTACGCTCCTCCTGCCTGCACTTGGGATAACTTACCGTCCGAGAGATAATAAGCCGCCACAGCCGTGCTTATCGCAATACTTATCATCTTATCTACCGAAGGCTTGATGTATACGAGGAGACCGGAAGGCTTGCTCTTTACCACATTAAACTCAGTTTCTCCGGCTTCGCTTATCTCATACGTTCCCCATGGTGTCGTCTCTCCGGTCTTCGTGTCAAGTGTTCCGTATTCAATAGAGCCAGCCTTCTCTGCCCGAACCCTGATGGATATTGTCACCATGGCAACGCTCGTTTCGAGATTGGCGATGCACGCTCCTGCACTCACGAACATTCCGAGCATAGGATCTGGAGCTGGTAGTACCGGATAAGTCTCTTTTTCTGTCTCCCCGGCATCATCGGCAAGGCTAATAACGTTCTTGTTGGTGTCGAGTATTGCCCATGTCCTGAATTGTCCCTTGCCTAAAACCTTACTGATGGTGGCTCTCATTCCAGCCTCGAAAGGTATGATTGCACACTGGTATGTCGCATCGGTCAAAACCTCGCCCGATACATACTTTCCGACCTCTGTTCCAGTTCTTATCTTACCTTCAACGAGTGAGTATGTCATGTCGCTGTTCCTTCCCACGCTGCGGTCGTATCCATACCATTCATCGCTTGATGTCTTAGCCACTGCCGTTTCGTATCTTCCATAGAATACTCCATCCGCTATTGCCTTCTCGTAGGTGTCGTAGCTGTTATTTTTGGTAAAACGCAGATACTTCGTGCAATTCAACTCGTTCAGCTTTAGGTCGGACGATTGCAGCGTTGCCAATGCCTGGAACAATCCCCAATAAATCGAAATCTCGATGGTTTCCTTTACGCTCAGAACGCTTGCCCTTCCACTGTGGATAATCTCCAGTCCGTTGCGGAAATAACGTGCTGTGTGGAAAATATAGGGGTATTTGCTGCTGGTGCTCGGTTTCCCGGCAAACTCCAGCACAGCCATATTGTGCGCTGTCTTGGGCAGGTTGATGGTGTATGTTGTGTTGGCGGTCATTTTCGTGATGTCACGGAAAAGATTGCTCTTGATGTCGAGCGTGATTGCCGAATCCTCGCTCATATCCATAAGAACACCGTCTATGTATAGTTGCTGGTCTGTCATAGCTGCTGAATCTGTGTATTGTTAATAACTAGGTTGCAGACGAAATCCTGCAACTCTGCTGTTTTCTTGGTGTAGGTTCCTGCCTTGATTGTCACACTCTGCCACTTGTCGCCACCGAGGTACATATCCACAACCGGGCTGCTGGCTAGGTCTTGCAGGAAATCGAACGTCTCGCTGTCTACCAATGGCGCACAAAGTGGTATGGTGTCCTCTCTGCCGTAGCCCTGCCTTCTGCCGTTCGCTCCGAGGTAGCCGAATATTGTATCGTCATACTCTCCGAGGTTGTTGCGTACAAAGCTGGTGTCGCTGCTTATCGCCCTGCTCTCATCGCCTTGCGTGAATAGCCAGTATCGGTAGAAGCCGTGGCGGTCAACCCAACGCAGGTAGATACCCTTCTCCGTGTTGTCGGTCTTGATGGCTGCGAGTTCTGTATACTTGCTGCTGGTCTTTAGATAGAACGTGAAATCAAAGGTCGTGTCGAAGGTCGCCTGCTGTATCTTTCCATCATAGTCCTTGATTGAGTAGGATTTCGCTCCTGCCTTAAGAACCTTGCTGGTAATCTCGAAAATACCCTGCTCTGCGATGTCTAGGTGCTTATTCGTAACCCTTCCGTCCGCATACACAAGAAGGCTGGTTTCCTCGTTGATGTATAGCCCGAAGGAGAAGGGAAAGTTCGTGAACCATGTCAGCTTCTTGTTTGCGTTCCACGTCTCTCCTGCCCTCATCGCTCCCCAAACATAGAAGGTCGTGTAGCTGAATGTCGCAAGGTCGCTCCCCTCGCTGTTCTTGACCTTCACGGAAACATCGAACACCGCCCCGAGGTTGCTCTTCTGGCTCTCCCTGCTGTAGTCGATGTTTCCGAAGCTGATGCCATCGAAGAGTGCCTGCACATATTCCCGGTAGTCCATGATGCAATTATCTGCAAACGCTTCCACGCTGTACGTGTACGTCTTGCTCTCCCTGCTGATGGTTGCCTCGATGCTCGCAACACCCGAGCCGCTTGCCTTGATGATGCAAGGCAAGAATGCGAAGCCTACAGCGTCCGGGTATTGAATCGTGATATTGTTTGTTGTTGTCTGTCTCATACCGTCTCATTGTTTAGTTTGATACTTCCCACCGAAAGATGGATTAAGAAAATAAGTCGCTGCCCCAGCCGCTTCATCGTGTCGGGTACAACGTTGCTGTATACGTCAGCCCTGCCGCCAGTCCGGTGCAGTTTAGACCCCTTGTTGGCGATGGCGTGGGCGATGGCTCCTGCCATGCTCATGTCGCCACGCTCTTGTGGTGTATACTTGTGCTGCCGCTTGGTTTTGTAGGGGATAGGTCTGCCGTGCAGTCCCTTGTCTTTCATCCACTGCCGGATGATGCCACGGAAGCCGTATGGTATCTTTCCTGCCCTTCGTCCGGTCTCGAGCACCCCGAATGGCTTGTGTCCCCAGAGGATGGTTTCTTCCTCGCTGGGCTGCTCCACCTTTAGGCTCGCTATCGTTCGCCCTGATGCGTTCTGTCCGTTGATACGAATGTGGTTGATGATAAGCTGCCGTGCTCTCTCCACTTCCTCCCTCATTATCATCGATGCCGCCTTGGGGTCGAATTGAATACCTCCCTTGCTCATACCTCACACCCTCCTATGCTCTGTGTCAGCTGAAGGGAGTACATTACGCCCGACACGATCGTGCTCAAACGCTCGATGATGGTCTCGTAGTACTGCTGCCCCTCCAGCGGTTCGAACTGGTGCGACTGGTTGATGGCTCGTATCATCCTTGCCCCTGCCACCTTCATTCGGTCGATGCACTCTCCGTTGTCTTCTCCATCCGCTGCCCTCGGTACGGTGTCGAGATAAGCCAGGGCAACGTTCACGGTGTCGTATACCCTGCCGTTGCGTATCTCTGTCGTGCCGCTGGCTGGGATGATGCAGACGATTGCCGGATAGTTCAGTTTCTCCAGCTTGGTGTCTGCTGTGTCCCAGTCCTCGAATAGGTAGGTGTAGTCTGGTAGCGTGTCTGCTGCCAACTGCTTTAATGTTTCTCGAATTGTTGCCATAATTATCTAGATTTACGTTTCATTTCCTCTGCCTGCAACTTCTGCAGGTTCCGCTCGTACACGCTTCTCTTGTTGTCCATTTCCATGCACTTGTAGATTCGAAGCCATGGTGTTTTCAGAACTTGGTCGTGGTCGCTGATGCCCATCCTTACCGCATACCAGTCCAGCATGCCGAACAGTCCGAACCGCAGGGTATCGATGCCTGCCTCCTTCTCCAGTCTCGTTGGCTTCGCTGTGTCTGTGCTCTCGAATAGCTTGTTGATGCGTTCCACCTCTGATGTTACCCAACCGATGAGCATAACAACATCAACCGCCCTAGCCTGCTCCACTTCCTTGTGGCTCAGACCGAGGACGGTTGTCACTATCTGATACAGACTTTCCTCGCTGTCTGATAGCTGGGAAAGGTCAATCAACTGCCCGATGGATAGCTGGTTGAGATTGTCGGGCACTTTTTCCCCTCCGACAAACGCTGGTCGTGGCTGCTTGCCGATTTTATAGCTGGTGTGTCTTGCCACTGCCAGCCAGTACTTGAATGTAGTGTTATTATCCATACGCTTTATATTTTTGTCGTTATCTTTGCCTCAATACGTGCGCCCTAGCCGTTCCATGGCTTGCTACGGATAACTTCTTCAAGGCTACGTATCGTATTGCGTCTATGCCGTGGTTAAATGCGTCTATAGGCTGGTTCGTGGTCTCTCCATCCCTTGACTTCTTCCACTTGTATTGCTGCATGTTCCCGATGATGCCGTGGCTGCGTCTTGTTATGTTGATGCGGAAACGCTTCAAGATGTCGATACCGTTGTTGATACTGTCCGCTCCCTTGGTGCTGCCGATTATCCACAGCCCTCGGTTGTGTATCTCCTGAATGCTCTTAGGCTCTGCCGAATCCGCAATGATAAGGTCACGTTTCGTCCGTCCTTGTTCCTTGCATCGGTCTGCGATGTCATCGTTCGTCATTCCAGGCTGGTAGATTTCTTCGTCCACCCATAACTCTCCGTGTGCCAAAATAACGTGCTCCAGCGCAGTTGGGTCGTTGGTGAATCCGAAGTCCATACCCCTGCATTCCATCTTCCACTCATCCCTTGGTGGCAGCTTGTCAACGATGCCCCAGTTAGTGAAGATAAGCCCGGTTATCTTTCCGGTCAGTCCTCTAGCGTACACTCGCCACAGTTCGGGGTCGTCAATCTCTTCAATTTTCTTGTGCTCCTGCTCAGTAAGGAATCTGTTGTTTCGGTGGTCGCTCAGGATTAATCTGCAATCATCCCTGCCGATGATGTTGTTGTGCACCCAGAAGCGTGCGCTTGGGTTGTAGTCGATGAACACCTGCTTTCGGGTTCGGATTGCAAGCTGCCAGAACACTTCGTAGGGCACACCGTTCGCCTCATTCACGAACAGATAGTCACGCTTACCATTCTTAGCATCCTGCGCATCTTGGTAACTCTTGAACTCGATGATGGAGCCGTTCTTACCTCGGTAGCTGCTGTCGCTCTTGTTGTTCTTGAACCAGTCCAGCAACTCTGCCCTTGTGTGCAGGATGGTGTCTAGGTCTCGCATGGCTCCCACCTTCAAGTTCGGGAGGTCTTGACCGCACACCGTGATAATTGCCATAGGGTGTTCAAAAGAAAGCACTATAAGACGCTGCATGATGGTGTATGTCTTCCCCGAGGACGTGCCGCCCTGGTTTACGAGAAACCTTGGCTTCACGTCCGCATTCGGGTCATACAGTTCACCAATAACGTCAAATAGTGCCATACTTTCAAACAAAAAACTTAAAACAAAATTATGGTTAAATTATTCTTTATCCAATCCTTCACGCTCGATTACTTCCTGCTCGCTTGATGCGCACTGGTGTCCCGAGTTGATGTAGCGTACCTCGATGCCGCCTTGGAAGCCTGCGTTCAGGTCGAGCACGACCTTATCAAGTCCGAGCAGCTTGCAAATCTGCGTCTCAGCCTTGATGATGATGTCGAGGTAGCGTGGTTCTCCGAATCCTCGCTTCTCGGCATCGTACATTATCGCCTTGACGGTCTCGATGGAAATCTGCTTTCCTCGCTCATCTAGGAGTGGCAGTCCATGCTGGGTTGATTTCTGCAGGTGGTAGTCTTTCTTGGACTTCTCCCACGCTTCCCACGCTTCACGTATCACCAGTTTCAACCTTGCCACCTCGCTTGTTATCTTTTCGTCCGTGTCGGTCAGTCTCTCTTCCCTCCACTCCTTCAATAACCGCTGAATGTCGCAGTGCGCCTGATTGTATTTCGGTCTGTCGAGCCGCTTGCGAACCTCTGCCGTGATTTCTCGCTCCGTCCATCCCTTGCGGTATAGGGGTGCGATAATCTGCAGGCGGTTCTCGATGTCTATTTTCTGCGCTCGATGCTTGTTATTATTACCTTGTGGCATACGATTCTTGATTTAAAATTTCGCTCCGTTGTACTTGTATACGATGTTTCCCTCGCTGTCTCGTTCGTCAGCTGGCAACATTGCCCCTTCGAACATCTTGTATGGCGAGTGCGCTGCCTGCGGATTGTTCCAGCACCACTTCATGTAGTCGGCTGCGCTCATCGTGTAATACTTCGAGTACTTCTCTCTTGTTCCCAGGTTCATCGCCTTCTCCAGTCTCGCCCTTAAAAGGTTCTCTGCATCCAGCTTGATGTCGCTCCACCTCACGTATCCCTTGCGCTTGCAAATGTTCAGTGCTTCGCACATCTGCCCCCTGCTGTAGTTCCACGTTGGCGGCAATCCGCAGCAACTTCCGTTGTGGCAAAGTTCCTTGAAGTGTGCGTCCGATACATAAAAGCGCATTCCCAGCTGGTCGCACAGTTCCTTCATGTTCCTGAAGAACGGTTCTTTGACCTTGCGGTTCAGTCTCAGATAGCCGGACTGTACGCTGTACTTCTTGTAGAATGCGAGAATGTCGAAACCTGCCATCTTGCTGATGGTAGGCAATAATTCCCTCAATGTCGGGCTTCTTGTTTCGAGACAGAAGAATTCGGTGCTCTAAGCTGTAGCCCCTCTGTTGAATGCTTCCTTGATAAGGTCGAGGTACGTTGGCGTGCTCACTCCGATGATGAAGGGTCTCAGTCTCAACGTTGCCCCTCCTGCGCCTGCATTTGCGATGCGCTCGATGGCTTCCAGTCTTGCTTGTGGGCTTTCCACCCCTCGCTCTATTACTCTAGCCTTCTCTGCATCACTGGTGATGATTGAGAACTTGAAGTTCCAGTTCTTCTGCCCTCTGATCAAGTCCATGTATCGCTCATCCTTGGTGAACCATGCTCCCTTGGTCGAGAAGCAAAGCGGATAGTCTATATCCTTGAAGAAACGCAAGAGTTCAAGTGTCGTTCCGTACTTCCGTTCGAAGTTGTCGAACTGGTCGCTCATGCTTCCCCACTGCATAACCTTGCGAGCCTTGATGTATGGCGCAAAGTCTCCACCGTGCTTGTCGGGGTCAATGAACATTCGTTTGATGCGCTCAACGCTCACGTCTTTAACCTCCTTGTGCAGGTATTCCTTCTTCTTGCTGCCAATACCTCGCTGGTTCTGAGCAAAGCAATACATACAGCCAAAGCTGCAATTATTGTAAGTATCAAAAGCCATTGGCATTGAGCAGTCGGGAAACTCGTATGTTATTCTTGGCGTGTTGCCATAATGTTCTGCCATATCCTCATGAATTTATTTTGCTGATGATAAAGTCTGCGATTTTGTCTGCTGTCTGCTTCGTGGTGTCTATCGCTACAACGTCACACCCCGCAGTTTGCCATTTCTTTGCCGAGTGTGCCGATTCTCGCTGTCCCCGGATAATATCCTTGCTCAACGTTCCGTTCGACCGTTCTGCGAGCCTTTTTTGGATTTCTTCGAGTGGTGCGTATAAGAAGATTACAATCTGTCTATCCGCATTGAACATTGCGTGCGTCAAGTTCGGACCCCAGCATTTAAGTCTCATTCCTTCGCAAATGATGCAGTCGGTGCTCTCCAGTGCCTTCTTCACGATGTCACGAAGTATGGTCGTACCGTTCAGATTGTCAACACCTCCGTACTTAACATCGTATCGCCCTGCAAATGCAACTCCCTGCTGGGTGCTGCTTATTCCGTCCTTGTAGCTCTCAATGCCACCAAAGCTTTCTATTAGCTTTTGGGCAACGGTGCTCTTTCCGCTGGCGTTGGTTCCAATGATAAAAACACAAGTCTTTCTCATATTCGAGTTATTTTTGTTAAATTTCGTCTCTGCCGGATTGAATTGTTCAGAGCGGATAGTTTATCCATTTCAAACGTTTCTCCGACTTAAACGCTAAATTTCCGACTATTCGGTTTTTTCTTTGAGTTCGTCCACATCAAAGTTGCGCTTCTCGATTGCGTCAAGTCCCAGCATATCTGCCACGGCTTGTGCGTCCTCGCTGCGGTATACGATGATGATGCGCTGCTCTTCGTCCTCTTCCGGCTCGTAGGTCGTGGCTTCCTGCTGGATTTCCCAGGGGTTCAATCCCCATCGCTGCATGTCGTCCACGTCAAAAGCTCCCTTTAGTTTCTCTTCGTCCCAGCTGCCAAAATAGACGTTATCCTTGATGATGAACTCGTCCGTCTCTTCCTCGGATAGGCTGTCAGCCATAACGACCTCGACCTTTGGTTCTGCCTTCCACTTCTCCCAGTGGCTGCAAAGCTGCTGCTTCTCTCCATCGGTCAGTTTCACGGCAACGGTCTCTATTGCGTTCTTGATAGCTTCGTCTTCCATCTGCTCGATGTTGAGCAGGGCACGAAAGCGCATGTTTCCTCCGAGGATAACTCGGTTCTCATTGCAGACGATTGGTCTCATCTGCAACATCTTTGGAAACGTCAGAATACTCTCAACGAGTTTCTGCATCTGCTGTGGCTCAATGCTGCGTGGGTTGTCTTGGTTCTCCACCAGGTCGTGCAGGTTGATGTTCTCGATTCTATTCTTCTCCATTGTCTTCCTCCTTTCCTTCTTGTCTTTGTTTCAGTTCATCAAAGTTCCAGACGATGCGGTCGATATGATCAACTCCCAGCAACTTGGCAAGGAATGGCTCATCGGCTGGCTTGTAGTGAATGATTACGTTCTCACGTGGCAAAACGCCATCGCCCATTATCGTTGGCAAGTCGTCAGGAGTTAAGTCCTGACCTTCGATTTCCGGAGGTAGTTCCCCTGCGAATGGGTCGCCCTCTTGGTCGTCCTTGTCTTTCTTCTTGCACTTGCTGGTGCTGCTTGCTTCCACTGGTGCTGGGTTCCAGACTGGCATACCCCAGTTCTGAAGCTGTGCGCTGTCCCATCGGTTCGCAAGGTCGTTGAAGTCCCAGTTGCCGAAGGATAGGTTGTCTTTAATCATGAACTCCTGCTTTTGTGCTTCTGTCAAGTCTGATGCGCTCACCACGGTAACTGTTGGCTGTTGCTTCCATCCCTGCCAATACTCCATCAATGCGGCTTGCTCCTCATCGGACAGGCGCTGCTCTGCATCCAGCTTCACTTGAATGCCTGCTTCGTCCATCGTGACAATGTGCTGCAAGGCTTTCAGTCTCATGTTACCACCCAATGCGTGGAAGGTCTCATCAACAACAATCGGGCGCAGGGTCAACATTCTTGGGAACACAATGATGCTCTGCACAAGCTTCTGAAAGTTCGCTTGACTTATCTCTCTAGGGTTCGCCTCATTCTCGCTGACCCTCGATAGTGCGATTTCTTCTGTTTTCATTTTATTCTTGTTTTAAGTTCGAAATACGTGCTTATTTGATAAACACTGGCGCAAAGATACTACTTTTTTGCTTTAGTTGTTTGTTCTTCGCACACTTTTAACTTTTCTCAACACTTCGTTTTTATCTTATCCATCAAAGGCTCTGATGGTCTTTTGTAGGGTTGTCTGCGGTTTCTTCGGCTTCACTCTGACCTTGTATCCTGCACATACCCATGCGAGGAGAAGTGCGTCTCTCTGGTCTTGGTTCATTCTCGGCATCTTACCGTCAGGGCTTATAAAGTAAGCAATTTCGTCTTGGGTGATTTTTCCGTCTTTACCCTTCCAGCACTTCTTTAGTGGCTTGACGATTTCGCAGGGGATATTGTAGTGTTTGCAGCACTCGACAATCAAGATTCCGGTCTGATGGTTCATTCCGGTAGAGCGTCCGATTGCTGCTGCCTTGACTGCTGTCATGAACCGATTAAGCACATGCCAATTACTCTTATTAAGCCAGCCGCCTTCAATAACGACCTTAATCTTCTTGCAACTCTCGTTCATAGCCTTTAGGTAATCTATCAAAGCTGGGAAGTTCATTTTATAGGCGAGAAACTTCTTGTCGTCAAAGACTGCTCCGACACCGCTTTCTTGGTTGTCGGGGTCGATTCCAATTATAACTGTTCCTTTTTCCATTTTTTCTTTAAAGTAATTATTTCGTTTAAATTTCACGCATAAGCGTTTATTTTGTTTTGCTGGTGTAGTTTATTATCCAACACCCTTTACGTGCGCATATACGTGCGCACATGCGTTATTATCCCTATCTTTCCCCTACCCCTTTCTTTCCCTTCTTTTCGGTTGCGATAGAGAAAGCTGGCAGGGATTCCGGAAGTTGTGCCTGCGCTTGCAAAATAAATGAATAACTTAATGAATGAATTTTTTGCAGGGTTCTTCCTTCTTCCACCGCCAGCCGAATGAATAAAAGCATAATTTTCTAACGATTTCTTTTTCTTACTTCTTCATGTACCACCTCGCTTTCTTTGTTTATACGTCAGACTTCGGGAGATGCGTTTCCGGCTCTCATATCGTAATTTCAAGATGTTATAAGTTTATTTGTTTTGATAGGGAGCCATCCCCTTCTGTCCTCGCTGGTTAATAACTCTATTATTGAACTCACGACCGATTATTCTTTTTGTTTTCGAGCAGCCATGCCAGATGCGCTGCCTGCTGCGGATTCTTGAACATGGAAAGAGCCTTCTCTACGTCCGGCTTCTTCCTCTCACGCATCGCTCTGTCGGCTACCCGGTTCTTTGTACCGTAGTTCCGGTAATGCTTACTCCAGTACTCTTTCTGATACGCCCGGTATTTTTCCCGGTTTCTCTTTCGCCACTCCTTCGTGGCTCTGAGGATCTGTTCCCGGTGTTCCTGGTAGTACGTTCTGTTCTTCTCCCTTGTTACGAAATCGCTCATTGCATTCAAGTATTACCTGATGTTCTACATATTGCTTGCGTGCCGGGCAATAGATGCCATTTATGCAGTTACGCCCGGCATCGCAAGCCTTGCATAATCCACTCGCCATACGTCCTAGAATGGTAAATCCTCGATGTCGTAGGAAGTGAAGGCGATATTCTCGTGCCCCCCGAATGGGATGCAGCTAAAGAAATCTGCTGGCTTTCCGGTGTGCAAAGGTAATACGTTGTATCTATTCGTGAAACTCTCTCCACGGTCACGAATAAATAACGCAGGAAACCACTTGAATCCGCTTCCGACCCTCGCCAGCACCTTGTCAAAAGGTTTGAAGACTGGATGCTCCTTGCTCTTCTCCCAGAGGTCATAAGCCTCTTGGAACGTGCAACATTCGCCCTCTGTCGCTTCTCGAAGTTCCGTGTTTACACTAATGCGAAGGTCGAAGGCTTGGTCGGTCACGAACTTCTCGGTCTCAATCTCATACTGGTTGCCGAATGTCAGCGTGTCCTCGCTTTCGTTCTTGTCGATGAGCTTGCCGATGATTGTCAGCTCTCCGTCCTCGTCTCTCTCATGGAAAACGTAGAGTTTGCCGATTTCAAACACTGGCTTCTTCGGCTTCTCAATTTCCAGCGTTTCCCGGTTCAGCTTTCCACCAAAACATTTATTGATGTTATTGATGTAGGTTTGAGCATCATCATCGCTGGCTTTCTCAAATACAGAAGTTTCCATTTGGGATACTTCTTCATTATAACATTCTTTCCAAAGATAATGCTTGCCTCTGAATTTTGTGAAGGAATCATCCTCAAACTTTTCAAAGATAATATGTACTTCTCTGTCTTTACTGACAAGCACGTCTCCCTTCTTGAAGAACTTGCTCCAGTCTCTCATTTCCTTTGAAGGGAAGAGCAGAATTTCTCCTTCTTTATAGATTTTTCCGTTCTTGTCGAAAAAGTGCTCTCTTCCGGCTTCGTCCTCAGTCCAGATTGCTTTCGCACTGTCCTTGTCGTTTGCCATTCCACTGTGCCACACCCTTCCACATTTTGGTGTGTATAACTCTGTACCGTACTCTTCATTTTTGAGTATCTCGTAAATATCAATATCTTTCTGTTCCATTGTCTGAATGTTTTTATTGTTTATAGCTTCACTCGCCCGAGTTTCTTGTATAGTTCAACAAGTTCCTGGGTATTGATCCAGAAGTCGGTGTTGCCAACGTATACGTGATGTCGGTGTTCATCTGTGATGATTTCAATCTTTTTCATTTCTTCTTACTTTTCTGAATGTGTCTGTAACTATCATCAAAGAATTATCTTCTTCGTTGTATACAAGGTCATTTGTGATATATCCCAAGTCATCAACAACATCTATATTACCAAACTGTTTCTTGTGAGTTTCAAGAAGTTTTATAAATGCTGATATTTTCATCCCTCCACCTCCTTTCCAAAAAGTTCCTGCTGTGGATGAATGATGTCTGCTCGCTTCTTCTTAGCCGCCCAGAGAAGGAGGTTGGTGTTCTTGGTTCCAGCATTCTTCTCGAGGTCTCTGATGATGCAGGTCAGGGCATCATGCTCCGCTTCCTTCTCGTTACCGTAGAAGATGCTGAGAGTGTCATATCTACTCGGGTAGGCTACCGGGCTGTCGTACCCATGCTTTCCCTTCTGAATGCTGTAGCCCCAAATCCAGCCGAACTGGGTGTTGGCGGTCATTACCTTCCATCCCCAGTTGTCTGCACCCTCTGCGGCATACTCGATTACGTGCGGATTGATGCAAATATCCTTGATATTGTACTTAAATCCATCATGCTCTGCAACTGGCTTCTTGATGTCGTAGCTGTTTTCGGTCAGCCACTTGAACCAATCGTTCGATGTCTTGAACACAAGCCCTGCTGCTCTGCATTCGTGGAAAAATAATTCATTCATGGCTTTCAATCTCTATAAAGTGAATATCGCTACATCTTGCACAAGGGCAAAATTCTGTCAACCCTTTAGTGTCAAGAGCACATATATCGCAAGTATTCTGCTGTTCAGGTACATCATCATCCGACACTACTTTCAATAATCTACCGTTAACATTCAGCAATGTACCTTCCTCGAAATCCTTGGCTATTTCGTTCGGTTCATTAATTACAATTACTTCTTTTGCCATAATTCTTTTGTTTTAAGTGTTTAAAATCTGTTTGCTTATAATTTACCGCCCGAAGCGTGAAAACGTCCCAGAGCGGCTATTTTTGCCCTCATTCGTTATTTTTCGGGCTTCCAGTCGATGCCCAGCCGTTGAAGAACTCCACGTTCGTAGTATCTTGTCAGCGAATCCTTGGCAGGCTTATTGTTCGGGTTCTTCTTCAAGTCTGCAAGGTTCTGCTGGATTACCCACCGGAACTTGCTGTCTTGGCTCTGCTGGCTCGATGGCTGCTGGTGCTTGGCTTGCTCGTAGAGTTCCCCGATGCTCGGTCTTGCCGTTGCCGCAGGATCCTGCGCCTTGACTGCTGCCGATTTCGGCTGCTGGCTTGTGGCTGGCTTGGTGTTGTCGTAGTTGCCCTCCAGCACCTTCGGGAAATACTTCCTTGTCATTACCCAGTCGTATGATGCCCAGGAATGCCCTGCGTTCAGATAGTCGCTAGCCATAGCCTTGTCGATGGCTAGGTAAATCTTGGAAATATCTCCCTTGCAGTCCTTGAGCCTTCCTCTGATTGCCTCCTTGCGGTTGTCCGTCATCAGCGTCAGCCTTCGCATTGCGCTGTTGGTCTTGTCGTGCTGCTCGTTCCAGTAGTCCTTTATTGCTGCGTAGTCGATTTCGCCTTTCTTGGATTTCTTCTTTTCAGAACTTTTTTGCGGTTCTTCTGCAGCGCAAACGTTTTTCTCGGAAAAACTTTGCATAGAAGCTTCTTTAGAAGGTTCTAATATATTTGTTTCTTTAGAAACATCATTATCATTATCATTATCATTATCATTATCATAAGGTGTACGTTCGTGCACGTTCGTGTTATTTTCGCACGTTCGTGTACGTTCGTGCACGTTCGTGTTCCCTGCTTTTTCTCTTGCCTCTCGCTTTTTTCTTTCTCTTTCAAGTGCAATCTGTCTGTTTTTCTCACACTTGGCTTGATACTTGTCTTGATTGCGCTCGATATTGTCTTTGATAAAAGCAAAAGCCATACGCACGACTGGTTCGAGATTTATAGTCTTCCCATCCCTTGCGTAGAGAAATATCGCTCTCGTCAGTTGCCCGAGTTGTTCATCGGTCAGCCCCTCGATAAGAGCGTAGTATGATGTGTATAAGATGAATGAATCGTTCATAATTTTATTCTGATAATGATAATTTCTTTTCCAGCTTCCGTTTTAAGACTGTAGCCATACGGATTTTGTTCCGCTGGCTTGTGTCGGTCGGTGCTGTCACTTTCCCACCTAGGGAAATATAATTCTCCAGTTGGGAAATTATATTCCTTAGGTCGGTTTTTGATATAGAAACAGCCATAAGCCCTGCCTTTACTTAATTAGCAATCTTCGTGCTCCCTGCACCTGCTTGATGTAGGCAGCGCATTCCTCGGGGTGGTCCGTCTGAAAAGCCTTTGCATCGAACTTCTCGCTTGCCTTCGGTGCTTTCCACGTTGCCAGCGTCTTGCCGTTTCCGTCCACGATGCTCTCTGCGTCCCCGAAGAACAGCTTCAAGTTGTCCTCGATCTCCTTCTGTCGGTTCTCCAGTGCCTTGCCCTTCTCCTTGATTTCCTTCAACTCGATGAGCATATCCCCGATTTCTGCTGTGGCTTCAATCTCCTTTCCTGCCTTGTGCAGTGGCGACTTCAAGAGAACGTCTTGTGCGCTGTACGCAGGTGGTTCTTGGTTGCCCACGATGTAGTCAAGCCAGAACTTGGTTATCTCGTCCCTCATCCATCCGAAGAACTCGGGGTCGAAATCGATGTCACGGTAGCCGAACTCCCTGCCTGCTGTCAGCCAGGCAAGTGCTCCATCCTTGTATTCTCCCACTCCGAGGTTCATCTGAAGCTGGCAGAACCAATGCTTCGGCAGGTCATCTGCATCTATCTGCATCTGCGTTGTCTTGCACTCGAGGATGCTCTTGCTCGCTTCGTTGTGTGTTGCTCCGGTTCTCCAGAAGGTGCGGTCAGGAGATACTCTCAGATAAGGAGTATCGGTGTTCGTGATGGTGTAGTCGTCCGTGCTCGCCTTGATGATGTGGCAGTGGCTCTCTCGCTTGAAGAACTGTGCCACGGCATCCTCCAGCAGGTGTCCTGCAACCATCGCAAAGTTCTCAACCTTTGGTGGGTCGATGCCCTTCTTGCGTCTCCATAACTGGTATGGGGTCTCCCATGGGTTCAAGCCAAGCACTGTGCCTGCCTCTGATGCACCAATTCCCTTTGAGCGGTTCTGTAACCACTCCTCTCTGCTTTTGTATTTAATTATCTGCTTCATTGTCTGAATGTTTTTATTTATCAAAAAAGAATTTTCTAGCTGCTGAAAGAACGACCGAGCGAAGGAATTCCTCCTTTTGCATTGTTTGACCAATTCCGCTTGCGAGGGAATTGGCTTTACCGTGGTAGGAAATATGTAAATCGTAACTTTGGTTTCCGTCTTCGTCTACATCTCCAGTCGGCTCTATTGCAACAAGCAGATAGTTTCTTTCTTCCTCGTCTTCCTCTGCCCATGCCTTGAAACCATCTGCGGTTCTGCTAAAGTACTTGTCGATGGTGCTCTTGTGTTCTGATTGTTTTTCTTTTTCTGCCATAATTTTTTACTGAATGTTTAATAGTTGCCGCAGGCTCCCTATAATCTGGTCAGGTTCCCACCCTGAAGGTTGCCCTGCGGCTAATTGGGAAACGCTATAACATTATAAACTAAACTACTTCTTCGCTGCTGTGCCAGTCTTGCCTTGGCTGCGGCTCATTGCCTTCTCTGCCTTCTTCTGTGCGCTCTCGGCTGCTGCCTGCGCCTGCTGTGCGATGGCTTCCTGCTGCTTTGGCTTTTTGAATGTCTCCTCCACTGTTGTCGTACCTTCCTTGATGGCGTTGTACACACCAGCCAGCTTCTGAATGTCCTCTGCCGTTACTTCCTCGGCTGATTTCTTGCCCAGGTATTCCAGCAGCATAAGGTCTGTTACCTGGTACACTTGGAAGCAGGCTACGCAGCTCTTCCACTGGCTCTGTACGCCAGTCTGCTTTATGTGCTCCAGTGCCTTCGCCTGCACTTCCTTTACCACGCTTGCAATCAATACCTGCGGTACGACCTTGCAGATTGCGTTTCGCTGTGCGATCGCCACGGCTGCATTACCAACTACCACCTGCATGTCCTGCGAGAAGGTGTAGCCCTTCGATGTCAGAATGCTGCGTTTCACTTCGACAGAGTAGGCAACGTTGCTCTCGAGGTCGTGGCAGACGCCTTGTGCCGTGATGGTCTTGCCATCGTTTGCGATGATGCGGCCAGCGATGCGCAGGTTCTGCCAGCAGGCAGAAATGATTTCCGTGAACCTAACACTAGGACCCTCGATAACAGTAGTTTTTCCGTCCTTGCTAGTGCGCTCAAGGTGGTAGAAGCAGTTGTATGCCACATCATCGTCCATCGCTGCAAGTGCCACCATGTTCTTCTTGCATTGCATGATGTCTCTCGGGAACTTGTGCGCTGTTGCAATCTGTCCGTCAATCTCCGAGCGGTTGATGGCTTCCAGCATTTCGCCACCGCTTACTTGAATAATTTCATTTTCCATAATTCGTTCTTTTTATTGTTCAACTTATTGTTCATTAACTCTAGTGGAAGGCTGGGGATTCGAACCCCAGTTGATTATTACACCACCCTTGCCTGCTGCTGGTGGATGCCCTTCCGTTGCAGGGCGCACGCTGTCGTTTCCGCATATTGCATGGTAAAAAACAACTAATTAGATAACCTTGAAAAATGAGTTTTGCGTGCGCCCTTTGCCCTGCCGCTGCAGGGAGCCATATAATAATTGTTTAACATCGTAATCAAACCAGTTGAGCTATAAGGCTGTCGAGCCTGCTTTCCTCGAATGCGTCCATCGGGTCTTGGTCTGCGTATTGGCTGTTCTCTTCCAGCCAGTCGTCCATCACGTCCTGATAGTTAACGCAGCCCTCGATGGCTTCCTCCAGCCGCTCGCTGTCGTTGTTGTTATTCTTGTGCGAAACGACAGCTGTGTTCCCGGTTCTGTCGCACCATACGCAGATGTCGCCTGCCTTGGTCTTTATGTCTACCCTTGCAACAGCTGGCTGCTGCGGTTCTCGGTCTATCTCCAGCCATATGGCATCGTACATTGCCTTCCTGCACTCCTCGATAATCTTCCTCATTCGTTTCCTCCTCGCTGATTGAATATGTAACTTTGGAAGGTCCCACGGCACGAATTCAATACCTCGTTGTCGCCAATTTCGTCCACTGGTATGAGCGGTATGTTATCCAGTGCCACGCAAAGGTTGCCCTTAAACTCTCTGTACTGGATTCTTCGCTCTGCCTCGATGTAACACTTGTTGTTTAGTTTGCAACACTTTCGGGTCTTGCGGTTCGCCTTCCAGTTAGTGATAAGCCAGCAGATGTCTGTGTACTTCACGATCATCCTGCGCATATTGATTGATAACTTGCTCATAGGGCAATCCTCCAGACTTTTTTAATCTCGCTGCCCTCGAAAACCTTGCGGTTGTCGATTCTGCGGAACTTGACCTTAATCTTACCAGCCTGCAACCATCTGCGCAGGGTGTTGCGATGGATGCCAAGCACCTTGCAGGTCTCTGTCATGGTGTATCTGCCTGCATCCGCTACCTTTGGTTCTATGTTCGTCATAATTAAGCCCTCCAAAAGATTAAAGTTACTAATACAATGGCAACTGCCAGGCTTATTACTTCGTCACTTGTGATAATCTCGATAAACTTCTTCATACGCTCTGAATGTTTTAAATGGTTCCACTTGATTACTTGCGTACGGCTGCACGTCTCTTCTTTGGTGTTATCAATCCAGCCTTAATGAGGATAACACGCACGTTCTGCTGGGTGCAACCAACACGCTGTGAAACTGCGAGCATTATTCTGCTGTCTGAGGTCTCGGCAGGTGCTTTTGCTCGGAAATCTGCAAACATCGCTATGATGTTCTTCTTTCTTTCGTCCTGCTGCTTCTGCAACGGTGTTCGAAAATCATAATTAAAATTTTCTCCCATTTTATTTGTATTTTAAATTATTTTCTTTATCTTTGCAAAAGAGTTTTTAAACTCGTTCTGTAATTCGGTTGCAAAAATACAATAAAATATTTATATTCGCAAACATTTGTGTTTATATTTATAAATTGTTTACTTTAGTTTTAATTTATTTAGAATTAGCTATGACTGGTGAAGAAATGAAAACATATTTGAAGCAGAGGGGGTTATCTCTTGCTTCTGTTGCTGAAGAACTGGGCACAAGCCCACAAAATCTGAATGGCAAGTTAAAGGCTAAAAGTCTGAAATCGGACTTTATATCTGCAATAAAGGCAATCATCGACAAATGCGCCCCTCCTCTCCCTGCTGAGATGGAAGCGGCTGTTATGGGTTCAAATGTCAATGGTTCGAACAGCTCCAACGTTTCCCAGTCAATAGGCAGTGATTCTGCCTTGGCTGCTGAAAACAAGCTGCTGCGAGAACAGAATGAGTTCCTGCAAAGTCAAGTAAAAACGCTGCTTGCCATTGTCGGTCAGAAATAATTTAGTAACTTTGCAGCGCAATGTGGATAGAAAAATTAGGCTCGTACTTCGTTGATGTGTCGAAATATATCTTGACTGGTGTCGTGATTAGTTCGCTATTCAAGGATTTCGAGGATAAAGTATTAATTTATATAGTTGGAATCGCCCTAGCCTTCCTCTGCTTGGTCGTGGGTCTCGTACTCAGCAACAAAAAGGATGGAAAGGGCAAAAAGGAAAAGGAGAAATAAGTTATGGGAGTATATTTAGCTTTCTTGTTTGTGGGAGTGCCTTGTATGGTGTTCCTCGCATTCTGTCTCACTAGAAACGGGAAAAAATGGCTTAGACAAAATAACTTGCTTTAGATTATGGAACTAGCAACTTTATTTATGTTCATCGGTGCTGTTATCGGCACAAGTCTCGTAATTTGGTCTAAGACGAAATCTGGCGAGAAATGGTTGCGTGAACTTTAGTTCTCGCTCCAGTTACAATATCAACTAAAATTCTAAGTAACGATGAAAGATGAGGATTTCATAGAGCGGAAGGAGAAAATACTTCTTGCTGCCCTCGGGAAAAGCTGGCTGTGGAAAGCCAGCAGGTTGATAATAGGCATCATCCCTCCAGTGGGTGCGCTTGTTATGCTGGTGCACTGCACCCTGCTCTCTTTGGGCTATAGGGCAAAGCTCACCGAGTGGATATTCGACTGCTCGTTCTTTGGATTCATTGCCTGGATCATCGTCAGCCTTGCCTATGGTTTCTGCTGGGTGCATCGAGCGTTCGCTACCTACGGAGTGTTGATTTCATTCTGCATCGACTTCCAGCGTTCTTTCGGGTTCGGTGTCTTGCGCCAGCCGCTGCACCTGCTGATGGTCGCCCTAGGGCTGCTGCTCTTCTTCATCTTCATCAAGAAAAAGGCTTGGAATGAGTTCTACGAAAGAAATATTAATCATTTAAACGAAAAGTAATATGAAAAAGATAATAATGTTATTCGTGCTTGCGCTTGCGTGCGTGGGTGTGCGTTCGCAAACACTTCTATCTAGGAGTTATGACGTTTCTCCAGTTATTAGCTACACCGTTTTTGAGCCGCAAAAAGACACGGTGTATTACTGGCAGATAAACAATGTTAATTCAGCTAAGATGATTGAATCTTTCTATCTTAGGTTTCGTGGAAGAAACGAACTGCAAAGAACGCTCAAATTTCTTGTCTCACTTGAAGGTGAAGAAAAGGGTAGGACTTACAGGCTTGACGACACGATAGACGGAAACGAGGTAACAACTGGAAAGGTAGAAGGTTTCCTCTTTATCCCATCCGCAGAAGGTGTTACAATCGAAAACAAAAAAGGGTTTCTTCCATCCTCATCATTCTATACCTACAAAAGTCTAGCTGATGTTGCCAAAGGTGGCTTTGATGAAATTAAAAGAAAGAAACAACCTAGACAATTCGTGTTTGAATGAAGTATCTTAGTGTTCTTCTAGCCTACGAGGAATACCTGCCAGTGCTCACCCCTTCCGAGGTTGACCTGCTGCTGGCTTCTCGCCCCTCGCTGGCTCAGTTGCAGGACTGGTCGCAAAGATTGAATAATCATCGGGCAAGGCTGGAAAGCGTTTTCTGTCGTGCCTACAAAAAGATAAAATAAATAATATGGAAGATAAAAATCTGATGTCCGCTGATGTGGATATAGTAGTTCGTTTCTTCTCTGCCATCGACCGCCTGAAGGCTGATGGTTGCATTGGCGGTCTGAAGACAATAACCGACCGGTATGGTATCAACCGCTGGAACATCATGTCCCTGCGAGAAAAGCCTGCCGAGTACTACGGTCGCTTTCGTCCGTCTTGGGTTCAGTTCCTAGTCCGTGATTACCACATCAACCCATACTGGCTGCTCCTTGGCTCTGGGGAGTTCTATGCGACTGGCTTTACGCCCGAAATCGTGAAAAACCTGAATAAAAACTGCACAAGAAAAAAGCAGTCTGCATAAGTTTTTAATTTTCAATTATTTAGAACATACGTTATGATTTTGAGTACAACTTTACTGGTTTTCCCAGTATTTAAAGGGGTTCTTTAATGCTGGGATAACTTGAAAATGTAGCAATTATGCACCATGTTGCACAATCGCGGCTCTTAACGCTGAAAATAAACTGAATAAATACTGCACGGAATTATGGCAACACTGAGACTATATTTAGATACAAGGGTAAAAAGGCAGGATGGTACGTTCTCCATCCGGCTTGCCGTCAATCACCATGGCGGCACCGCCTTCATATCCCTCAATCAATACTGCAAGAAAGACGAGTGGGATAAAAGGGCTTGCAAGGTGCGCAAGCATCCGGATCGTGATGCTATCAACGACTTCCTTCTTGACCGTCTGAATTTCTATAATAGAATGATGATGAAGGCGCAATGCAGGGAAACATACCGGGGCGATATTACGGCTAGGGAACTCCGGGACTTAATCATGCTTGAAGCAGAGCCTGCAAGGGAGAAAGTCGCCCTACTTCGTGATGGCTTCATTGCCTACGAGGGCAGGAATCTGAAAGAAAATACTATAAACAGATACAAGTACACTTGGGCAAAGATTGAAGCTTTCATCGGGAAGGAAAAAGCGGCTCTGCTTACATACGATGAGATTAACCGCTCTTGGCTTGAAGACTTCGATGCGTTCATGGCAAAGGAAGGCTTGTCTAGAAATACCAGAACCAGCAGGATGCTCTGTGTCGCTGCTGTCTTCAACCTTGCGATAGATAATGAGCAGACGAAAAACTACCCTTTCCGCAGGTACAGTCTCCGGCTTGAGACAACGAAAAAGCGAAATTTGTCGGTTGAGGAAATCCGCTCTGTCTTCGAAGCTGGTGGTGATGAGCTGGTCGACATGTTCCTACTGATGTTCCTGCTGATTGGTATCAATGTGCGTGACTTGTTCGCCTTGACAAAGGAGAATATCGTCCGTGGCAGACTGGAATACGACCGGGCGAAGACTGGCAGGCATTACTCCATCCTGCTTCATCCAGAAGCAGTCCGCATCATCGAGAAGTACAAAGGGGAAAAGAAGCTGCTTCGCTTCTCTGAGCATTTCAAGAACGTTGACACTGCAACGGTTATGATTAATAAGAAACTCGCAAAGGTGCGCCCAGGGCTTACTACGTACTACGCTCGCCATACGTGGGCATCTATCGCCTTCAATCTTGGAATACAAAAGGACGTGGTGTCGCTTGCGTTGGGTCACTCGTTCGGTGTCCGGGTAACTGATACCTACATCAATGCAGACCTATCGAGGGTAGATGAAGCCAACCGCAGGGTTATTGATTACGTGCTGTACAACAAAAAATAGCCTTATTTCATGCGAATTTGCCGCAGAAACGGCTCAAATTGTTTTCGGGGATAGTTTTACGTGCTTACCACGTAAGCGGCACAGAACGCAAATTTCGGGGTAAATCGGGAAAAGAGCATAAAAATACCCCAGCGGTGAAAAAGTCGAGCCGCTGGGGTAATAAGTGGAGACCACTTTAAACATTCAGTGATGCAAAGGTACGCTTTTCCTCTGAAACCACCAAATTATTTACCAAAAAAATTCTTTCTCAACAAATCATTGATGAATCGTGACTTGTTAGGCAATGCGTTGAGGAAAGGCAGCAGGTCGTTGTCTATCTGTATGCCAACTAGCTTGACCGTTGCGCCAGCACCCTTCTTCGTCCTCTTGATGTTTCTTCTATTCTCCATATCCGTTATTCTTTACTGGTTCTCCATTTACTCGCAAGAGGTTGCACTGATAGATGCTACACTTCTTCGGGTTCTTTCGTGGCGTGCCATCCTTCTTGCAGGTCATACCGCGATATACCAGGCAAGGCAAGGAGTTGTATTCGTGGGTTCTCTTCGAAATCTCCCAGCTTTCAACCCTTATCGTGTCGCAGTGGTCGCTGATATAATCTCCTACCAAAACTGAGCTGTGCTCAGTAGCAAATGCTCTTGCCAGTATTCTTCTTTCATTCTCAGCCTTCACGTTGATTTCGTACAGGGCTTCTCTGTACTCTTGTTCTGTCATTGTCTTCTGTCTCTTTTAAATGGTCTATCTTCAGTTGTCTATCCAACTTGGTTTTCATTCTGTTCATCTTGTGCTCAATCCTGCCGATCTGCTTATAAGACAACCACTCCGGCTTGATATTCAACTCCAGCCAGTACTGGCGCATTTCCTTGCAATGCCGGGCGATGCTAGGGAAATAGAGGTGTCGCCAGTATGGGTAGCGAAGGAAGTACTTGCAATCGGATAGCATTCGGGATAGCATCATGTATTTATGCTTTTGTCCTTCTCCGAGACTGACAAGTCTTCCGTTGTCCCCGATCCACAGCATTGCTCCCTCTCCCTTCCAATTAAAGTCGAAAGCCTTGCTTACCGGATAATAATAGCCATCGAGCACCGTACCTTCATCTAGGTCTCGCCCAATCTCTCGCAGGCAGGTTCTTCCCCAGCTGGTCGTTACCTCGACCACTGCTTGTGCTGGTATCTTGTCATATTCCTTCATATCTTGCCAAATTTAAATTTCTCTTTCTAAAATGTAATAATCAAATGTCACTCTGCCTAGCTTAACCTTGAAGTGTCGGTCACCTTCTTCCAGCATTTCTGCGTGTGGGTTGTTTCTGAAGGTTTCCTTGATTCGAGAAAATTCTTTCTCCATTATCTCCTTTGTTGCGTAGTCCTCAATGTGACTATTAACTTGTTTAAGGCTGTTTGTAGCACTCAAAATATATTGTTTCATATCTTGATATATTGTGCAGGGCTTGCGCCCTGCTGGTTAATAATTCTGTTGAAATTGTTATCTGTTTATTCTCTCAAAGCAATGTTCGGAAGGTGTATATATCTCTATGCCAGTCGCCCAGTTAATGTAAACTTTAAATGCCCCTACTTTGCGCCCGAACGCCTTTGCTTGCATCATTCTTTGTTTTTTGTTGTCGAACTCAATTTCTTTTATCCCTACAACATTTCTCTTGCGGTCTACCGCTCTTAAAAGTGCTAATTCCATAACTGCCTTATTTCTCGATGAACACCCTGGTATTCTGACCTTTTCCGCTTCTGTTCCAGTACCAAGTGCCGTCAACTGAATAATCGACAGCCCCACCACTGCAAACGAACTCTGTACCTCCCTTATCCCAGTAGTGCTGACCTTTTGTTCTTACCTTTGCCAGTGTTACCTTTACCATTTTTGATGTATCCATATTCTTGCTGTTTTGTGCAGGGCTTGCGCCCTGCTGATTAATACTTTTCAATCCAATACTCTGTTGTACGATTCAATCCTAAGCATGCAAATTCAGTCTTGAAATAACCTTGACGTACCCAGTGAGGATAAAAATTATCGGTTTTTTTATATTCCCTAAACAAGCCGTTCAAGAATTGCTCTGCCTTGTCCTTGCGTGTAAAGTTTGCCAACTCCTCGATTTTCTCGCCTTCTATCTGGCTCTTGATGTAATATTTTGCTCTTGCCATTTCTCTGTCCTCCCTTGATTACTTAGCATACAATGTTACAACCAATCCTCTTCTGAGTGCGCAGCGGCAAGCGTCCATACCAGCCTTCAATGCTCGCTTGATGAACTTGTTGAAGAGTTCTGCACCGATGAGCTTCAAGATACCGCTTACTCCTACGAGTGTGTTTATCTTCTTGCCATCCTCTGTGCGTCCGAAGACCTTAATACGGAAGTTTGAGTTGATAAACTTTGTTGTGAACTCTAAAATGTTTGAATTTGACTTTTTCATTTTCTTCTCGCTTAACCGTGTTGCGTAGGGCTTAATGTTACTGAATGTTTATTGTGCTTATCTCCTAAACACGATGCAAAGATATTAATATTTTTCGGTTCCACCAAAACTTTTCCCGAAAGATATTAATATTTTAACTTTTATTGACTGTTTATGTCGTAAGCACGGCTATTTTCGGTCGTGTTCGGTCGTTTTCGGTACGCTTTCGGCTATTTTCGGTACGCTTTCCACGCTCTATATAATAATAACCTGCACGCATTAACTAGAATGAATATAATCTAACTCTCATATCCCCTACCCCTTTTCTCTCAATGAAAAGTGTTCTTCGCACAAAAAAATGGGCAGAAAAACGCTCTCCTGCGCTTCCTGCCCTTCTAAAAATTGATATTATGATTGAACCTATTGAACTCTCTTCTTAATGCGCTCCTTTATCCAGCAAACCGCAACGAGTGCCAGGAATAGCAATACGCAATCGCCAATGAATAATCTTATCTTGTGACATGTGCTCACTGGCTTCTCTACCTCCTTGGTCTTGTATCGGTTCACGTAATACTTGACCTTCACGGTGTCGGTCACGAAAACATAGGTATCGCCTACGATGGTGTCCGTCTTGGTCGATGTCTTCCATCTTGTGGTCGTAAGGTTGTGCCACCGCTCCTTTATTACGGTGTCTCCCTTGATGTACACCAGCACGCTGTCCTGCTTGAATACGCTGTCGTGCTGCCGGGTGTCCTGCCAGTGGATCTGTCGCTGGTTCACGCTGTCACGTCTTGCACTGGTGTGTGTGCTGCCGTGATAAACCGTGTTATTTTGCGCTGTTTTAGCGCAGGAACAGCCAAAAATCAAAAGTGGGGTAATTATAAGCATGGCGAGAAATAACGCCACAGAACGCAAATTTCGCCCTTTTCTTGAATTTTCCATACTTTATAAACTTTAGATTAATGTGTTTATTATGCAAGCACCTTGATATTCAAAGCTTCCTTTGCTCGCTTCAAATACTTCTCGCAGGCTGCCAGTCCATTGTACCCACCATTGATGCGCTTGCGGATAGCCTTCAAGTTGTCTTGGTCTGCCAACTCATTGCAGCCGAAGGTGTCGAATACCCACATCGAGGATTTTGTCGCTCCCAGAGAACGCTCCAGAAGTTCGGGACTTCCCACAACATCGAAGCCGCAATAATTGGCATACTTCCGATAGTTGGCTCGCCCGGTTATCTGAATAAGACCTCGCCCCTTATACTTCACGCCATCGCCCTGCTGGGTGTTTCCGAGGTCTTTCCTGCCCTCGTAGGCTCTGCCGCTTGCCAGTTCTTTTGTGTATCTCAACTCTCCGCTTTCGTGGGCAATCTGTGCGAGATAGTGCGCCATACGCAAAGGAGTATTGATGTGGAAATGCTCTGCCCATCCGTTGATGATTGGAAGGTAGGTGTCTGCCCTGCTGCCTGCATTCGGCATTACCTTTATAAGTTGCGCTCTAGTTATCCTCATTATCTCCTCCTTTCTTCCGCTCTTCCTTCATTATCTCGACAACCGCCTTCGCAATTTCGTCCTTGTTCTCGAGGATTACCTGCATCGTGCGGTCTTGCTTGCGTATCTCTGCCTTCTCGTATGCTTTCTCCCGGATGCTTTTAAACTCACACAAAAGCAGATACACCGTCCAGGCGATGGCGAACATAGGGAAGGGAGAGATAACACACGTAGCCACGTCCATAAGCGAAGCGATACCGAATGTCGGGAAATATTTCTTCGCCTTGTCGCACGTCTTCTTCAATCCGGTTGAAGTTCTTGCAACATGCAGTTCCTTCGCTTTCTGTATGCCTGCTATCAGGTCAATTGTCATCGCTATCAGAATTGTAGCGAAACAGATAAAAATTACTAGGGCGCACAAATAAAGGTGGTGCACCTGAAAATCGTGAAATACTTCGCTCATATCAATTTATTTTTTTTGGTTATTCCAATTTCTCCCAGTCGATGGTAACACCCTTTCCGATGATGTCTGCCGTCCACCTGCAGAATGCCATACCCTCGTATCCGTCCGGATCACTGGCTACGGCAATAGCATACTGTACGCAGTCGCTCTCGGTCTTGATTACCTTCGGGTAGAAGTCCGCATAAGCCATATTAGCCAAATAGAGAATATCCCCGAGGGTCGTGCCCTTTGAGATTATCTCGTTGTTTGTCGCTAGCCGGATTTCGTCTACCGTCCACCGGTGGCTCGTTCCGTCTACGTTCTTCATCTGCTCGCTTGCCTTGATTGCTAGCTGTTTCGTGAAGTGGTAGCCGTGCTTGGAAACGTATGCCACGTACCCACTGGCTCCCATGAGTGCCTTTGCTGCCTTCTCGTATGGCAAGCCGTGGATGATGTCGCTCTCTTGGTGCTGGTGTCGCTCTTCCTCGCTGTCGCAAGAATGGCGCAAAACGATTATTTTCTTCATTGTGCGCCCTCCTATCCTAGTTTGTCGAGTAATTGCTTAACCATGCCACGAATGCCGCTTATATCGCCCTCAAGTGCCTTGAAACGCTTTTCCGTTTCCTGCTTCTCCTTGATTGCCGGGTTCAAAGCTGCAAGAAGTTCCTCGCCCTTGGCTTTCCGCTCCTTGCTTGGCTCGTATGCCTTGATTATCTCATCGGCTTCATTTACCAATTTCCCAACTTCGGGCAAAAGGTCTGCCTTGTCGGTTGCCAGTACGATTTCGCCTGCAAAGGTAACTCCGAGGTGTTCGGGTATGGTGTAGATGGTCTGCTTTCCCTCCACCTCGATTGTTACGTCTCGCATTGACTGTCCGCTACTGGAAATGGTTGCGATGCCAGTGTTGATGTGCGGCTGGTTGTCTACGACCTTGCCTTCCTTAACTTCCACCGTCTGCTTGTCTAGCAGATAGACCGGGTGATTTCTTTGTATATTCTTAAATTCCATAATGCGCTCTTTTTAGATAATTCGATAAATAGACAAAAAGGGGTCTCGCTGGTAACACAGCGAGTTGCCCCTTCATAGATTTTGTTTAACCGCCTACGCTCCAGTTGTGGTTGTGGTGGTCTTCAGCTGCTGGATAATGAAACCAGTCTGCTCTCTGCGCTTGCTGTCCTCCAGCTGGATGCGAAGGTCTTGCTCCCAGTGGTTGTTCAGAACATCAACGATGCGCTGAGTATTCTCCTTGCCCGAGGTCTTCAAGTCGCAAACGACCGACTGGATGAGGTTGCCGAGGTTACTGAAACCTCGCTCCAGCCCAGTATTGGTGTAGCCGAACCCCTGCTGCATTGCGTTGATGATGTCCTTCTGCCCCAACTGGTTCTCGTAGCCCATACGATTGATGTTCTGCTGCGTGGTGCAGCAACAGTCCTTCAACTGCTGGATGATGTTGAGGTTTCCGAGGTTCGCTGCGTTGATTACTCGCTCTGCGCTGAAACCAACCTTGCCGCCTACATTTTGGATTGCTGCCTGCACGCCACAGACTGCATTCTGCAGCTGGTTCATATCGCAGTTAAGATTCTGCGCCAGCTGACCAAGAGCAACGTTGTTGCCCTTCACTGCGTCCATCAAGAGAGCCGTATTATTGCCGTCCTGCATCTGTGTGCGAAGGCTCGCAATCTGATTCTGCAATTCCGTGTCCTGCAAATTGCCGCCACGGTTATTCCAGTCTCGCATCCAAGCCATCATCATCATATAGGCAAACGGGTTATTCATCCAGTTGCCCATACCACCGTTCATTGCTGCCAGCATAGTCGCTGGATCATTGTCTCTACCTCTAGCGAGCAACGCTGCTGCTAGGTTGTCATTGCCACCGTCCCCAGTGCAATAGACTTTTTCGATTGTGTCTGCCATAAAATTTTGAGTTAATTATGTCGTGGAAGCCAAATATTGGAATCCGCTGCAAAGTTACTCTGATTTTCGGCTCGCTCCAAAAAGTTAGTGCAGGGGTATTTATCGAATTATTGTCAAAGAACGCTTTTGGTTATTTTCTTTTTGTTTCTTAAATGCAAATCGGCTCAACGTCCTTGTTAAGAAGGGTCGCTTGTGCCGTGGCAAGTCGATAAACTCGAGAAGTGCTGATATAGGTGTACGCCATCTTGCAAAGATGCCTCACTGCTGGAACGGTGCGGTTTAATACGGTCGCAATGGTCGTTATGCTGAATCCTGCGTGTATCATCTGTTCAACGACCATACATCTTGTCATTACGAGGTTTTCTGCTCTGGACTTGCCGAGAACGTCTTCTCTCGTAATGCTCAACTCTCCGTTCGGCAGTTCGATGGCGCAACACTTGATTACGTTGTCTATAACTCGCCATAGTTCTTTCTCCTTGTCATTCATAATAAAATGTTTTAATCGTTGCCCAACATAGAATCAATCATTCCGTCAATTGCTTCATCGGTCATGCTCTTCTTAATAGAAGGATCTGCGCCAATTGACTTCATCATCATCGCTACCCAGGGGTTGTCACTCTCCAGCGTGGATTGTATCTGCTCCTTGTATGCTTCGTGAAGTTCGCCCGATTCCTTGAAATCCAAAAGAACCGTGCGCAAGGCTTTTACAGCGTAGTTATCCATCAGCAGGGGATTGTCCCTTGCTGATGATAATTTAGTAAGAAGCACAGCCAGTGCTTCATGTAATTGCTTCTTATTCTTTTTCATATATCTATTTTTTAAAGTTTCTAAACTCAGCGACTTAGAGTTCAAATGCAGCTCTTTACGAGCCAACCTATTGTTATCACGATGCCGTATCTCACCACATCCTCCCATTCAAATCGCTCCAAATGATAGCGAAAAAACTGATATATCTCTCTCGCTATCATAATGATGTAGGCTACCCAACCAATTACGAGGGCAACCATGAACCACAGGCATAAGCCGAGAATGTCTCGGCTGTTGATTTTTCTCCACATAGCGTTTCTGTTTCTAAAAGGAAGTAAACTCTGTGACTTAGAGTTCACTCCCTTCTTCTTTATTTCCAAAGTCAGCGACTAAGAGTTTTTAAGTGTACAATTCAACACTCTCATTGCCTGTTCCATCAAAAGTAATTCTTACATTTTTACTAATAATAGCACCTTGATATGTAACACTATTGCCACCATTTATGATTTTTATAGTAGCGTTAGTTCTGTTAATCTTCTTTTGATTAGCAATAAATCCCTCTATAGAACCGCCTACGCTAGTATAATTTAAAGCGATATAAGTTATGTTAGGGCAAGTGCCAAGTATTCCAATATCACCAGAAATGCCTTTAATTAACGATGTATTAAGCCTTATGATGGATTTTGAATTTTCAAAAACACTTATATCACCACTAATTTTGGAAGTGTTGCTAAGTTCAATATTTTTAAGTTTTTTTAAATCATCAAGACTACCATTAACCGTTAAAGCTGAAATTTCTTGAAGATTCTTCATCCTACAAAGGTCTTTAGAGCGAAATGCAGCCCCTTGTTTTAAACTACTATCATTTTGCATAATAAGAATAGAGTTAAAATCTATCGTAAAGAAGCCACCTTTCGAGTTACTAAAAATATTACCTGAATATGTTACATTATCTGAAGTATTGACAACTACATTGGGAATTACATTGGAATAAGCCCCATCACTTCCTCCTATTTGAACATTCCCTGAAACAACCTTTGCAGAGACAACAGGAGAGTTTGCTTTAAAATGAACATTAATTTTACTAAGACCAGTCGCTTCTACAAGTAACTTATCTAAGTAATCAACCTCCTTGTTAAAAGGAATTGTACCTTTAAGTTTTGTAACCAAACAATTTTCCATAATTATAAATATTTAAAAATTTTATCACATTCCGCAATATTTTTATCCAGCCATAAACTTACTCGATAAATATTGTCGTTAACATTACTATTTTCCCATTTATTATATTCTTTTTTATAGTTCTCTATTCCAATTCTAGAGCACCAGTTACTCAGAAGATTTGTAATATTCTTGGCTGAAATTATATATTCATCCCTAAGAACCTTATATCGACTTTCTAATTCCTTGGACATGTATTTGATAATCCAACCAGTAGGCAAATCCAATGTATTTCCAAGATGCCCAGAAATAATTCCTTCTCCAGAACTACCTAGAATTTGGTCTGTGTCATAAACTTCGACACCAAACTTGTTGCCATCGTAAGATACCCATTGCCAATTCTTTCTGAAACCATCCCTATTGTTTATCACATCGCTAAATATGATATAATCAATAATTGAGTCTGTTTCAAAATATTGCATTATCATATTTTTAATCTCACTTTCAGACTTACTTTCATTCTCTGCTCTTTTCAGATTAGGAATATATGTAGAAAATTTGATTAATGACTTTTTAACTTTAGCCGAGTTTAGATGATTTTTGTTGGTAGAGTCATAACTAGGACTTTCTTCATCTATAAGTTCCTTCCTATTATCATCTCCATCATATTTAGAACCATCAATGCATATCAAAGATTTTGGATTGCGTATTTCAATGCCGTCTGTATTGTTATCACTACCAACAGGAGTTTTCCCATTTATAATGTCCCAGTTCAAGCTTCCGTCAGCAAGAGTTATTGTCTGTGAACTAATGTTTCCGTCTAAGTGAATATGGCTTGCATTACCTTTATCCTGATGCATGTTGTCACGATGCTTTTTCAGTTGCCAAGAAAATATTCCGTAAAAACTATCATTAAGATAAACGATACATGGGAATCCATCTGGAAATCCTCTTGCCCCATCATCAAGCAATGTTTTAATAGAAGAATCTTCTAAATTTGTAGGATTTATTCCTATTGCTTCTTCTGTAGGAAGTAGGCATCTTTTCCATTGTCTGTCATTAATTATACCCCGAGTTTTAACTATCTCATCCATGAACTTATAACTAACAGGGCATACTCCTTTAAAAACATCAGGCGAATAATAAGCCTTGAAGTGGAAAGAATCCTGTGCAACCCAGGCTCCGATTCTTATAGAAAAAGTATCGTCTCCAACCCATTCGTCATTACAAAAATCAGCAGCAAAATTCTTCTTTACATACTGCAAAGAGGAATTTCCTTGTGCATTTAATATAACTCTTTTTTTAAAGTAATTACCTTGCATATCCCAAAACTCAAACCATGCGTGAAAATCATCGGTCTTAGATGTTGGCATAGAGTTTATATTGGTTAGGTTGATTTTTGCTAGATAAGGTTCTGGTATCTGAATAAAGCTACTGTTACTCCAATCAATAGGCGTTTTTGCATTATATCCATTAGAATCTAAAGCTTCTTGAATATTATTTATACTATTCCCTTTGAGGCTGAGATTTGATACATCAAGGTTAGTAACTTCCATATTATTCTCATGCTTTTTTCCATCAGCATCACGATATGACATTACTTTATCCTCTGCATCAGTAGTAATCTCAATTCTTCCTTCAGGGTCTTCAATATGTTCAAACTCTGTAGGGATAGTCTCGGACTTTGCATTATGAATATAGTGACTGCCATCATGATTTGTTGCAGAAAGAATCTTTCCTTCTGCATCTTGCTCAACTGCAAGATATTC